AAAGCGTAGTTGCCATATCAGCTCTGTTAGATACTTTATCTAACTCTCCACTGAATTTTTCTACTTCTAGTCGTTTCTTAGCGTGAACTTCTTCACGTTGAGCAGTTTGTAAATCGCCCTTGACTTTTTTTAATTCTTGTGCCATTGCTTGCATTTGTTGTTGCATTTGTTTCATTTGTCCACTTCGTTCTAATACACCATCTACATCTACAAGTTCTGATTTTTTTAATACTTCTACTTGGTCGATTAATCCCATCTTGTACATATCCATGTAATTGTTTAAAAGTGCCATTCTATTTGTTGGTAATGTAGAACCAGATACTACTACAATATCATACTTTCCAACACCAATATCGTGAAAACGTTTTACGTCTCCATTTTCTATTTCTTTATAGAAGTTAAATCGTTCTTCTTTTTCAGTTCCATTAGGTTGTACCAATCTAATTACTTTTTCTTCTGTGTATAATTGCTGCATTAACGGTATTGCAACCTTAGCTACTTGATTTAACATTCCTTCTATATCATCTCTTCTAGATTTAATTCTACGCTGGCCAAACTCGTCAACAACTAATGTACCTCTATATGTCGATGGTGCACTTTTACCGCTACCCTGCATTAATTCAAAAATACCAAATCCATATTCTAAGTCATATTTGGCATCTGCTTCATTTTTATAGAGCTCATTTGGTAGTGGGACTGGGCCAGCCACAATCGGTGCACCTAACTCTGCATCAAACTCAATAACACTAGTACCTGCTTTACTCCATTCTTGTTCTATTTGATTCAAATCAGCAGAACCTCTTGGAATTAATAACTTTACATTAGTGCTTGTACTAGCGTGTGCAATAATTAATGAACGTATTTTGTTTATATACTCTTGTAAAGGTCTATATAGTCTTACATCTGATTCTGGATATGGATTTCTATGATGTATATTCATCAAAGGAATAATAGGATAATCTTCAGTAGGTAACACACGTTCATAAAGTTTTTTATCTCCAACGCTAACTACCATTTTTACTCTACATTGCTCTATTTGATTTGAAACTATAGCTTTTGTACCTATTAATTCTTCTACTGTCATAGGAATCAACAACGTAGTACTTCCAGGTATAGAATTTTCGTCTTCTTCCCCTGGAACTCTTACTGGTTTTTGAGGAATAGGATTTCCTTGCTCATCCATTTGCAAGTCAGGTACTTCATAATGAAACATTGGTCCTATAGTTTCTATAACGTCAAACATATCTTCAACAGACTCTTCCTCAAATAGAATAATTTCTTCACCTTTAATGGTTTTTACTTTAACATAATATGTTTTTAAATACTCTTCATATTCTTCTTCTGTAAGCAAATGCTCTTGCTGAGAAAATGGTTCGTAACAATTATAGTAAGAATCCATTTGTTTTGAATAACGTTCTATGTATTGTCTTCTGTTATGTACAGTTTCTGTTCCATCTGTAGTAAATAGTTGCCCTTCAGTAGCTGCTAAGTTTGTAACTGGATAATCATCTGATTCGTCAGGATGCATTGCAGATTGTTCAATAATATCGTAAAACTCTGGATATGTTTGCATCGCCTGTTCATCTGTCATATAGGTTGTTACTAAAATATTCGCAGCATCTTTAGCATAACCATCTTTTGCATTTGGGTCTATGTACACATCTAAGGGATTAATAGACTTAATATAAACTTCACCTTTACCCATATCAGCATCAGGGTCTTGGTATACTTGAAGAACTCCCATACCACCAACATAATAATCATCGATAGCTTGTTTTAATTCTTCGTCTCCAGCAGATATTTGCCATATATACTGAAACAAGTCTGAAAAGACCTTTGCTGTTTCTCTATCTGAGTCTTCACGACCAGTAGAACGAAACTGAGGCGAGTTGTATGTAAGAAGGGATTTAGCAGTTTCTACAATAGGATGTATTCTATTTACTACGATTGGTGCTTGACCACGTGCTTCTAAGGCATCACGCTCTTCATTGGTCCATTGTGCACCTGCTCTAAACTCTACAGATTCTTGAAATTTTTGTGCCCATAACTCTCTAGCACTCTTATAATCGTGAAATAGCTCTCTGGTTAGTTGTACTTCTTCGTCTATTTCTACCTGATTTACATCACCAGTTTCATAATCAAAAACAAATTTTAAATCATCTTGACTTTGAGTTCTTGTGCTTTGTACTCTTTTTTGTATCTTTTTTGGCATCTATCGCTATATATCCCTTTGGTATCTCTACCTTATCTAAACTATCTAGTTTTGAAATAAATTCATCAAAGTCTAAATAATACTTGCTTTTTTCCATAAATGTACTATAGCGAAATTACGGGAATTATTTCATTATTGTCAAGAGAAATCTACAATAATTTCCAACTTTTAGCTGATTTCCTTGTATACCAAGGGTCTTCTTGCATTTCTGAGGTAGAATCATGGGTAGGTCTATAACAATTCTTGTTTGCATAAAAGAATCCATCTAACAAATCATCGTGCTTACCACGAGGATATAATGTTAGTTCATCTATAAATGCTTGCATATTTTTTTGAATATACACTTTTTTATTAGCAAACAATGGTTGTAAGCTTTCTAATCGATACGATTTGCTAGTTCTAGGGTTTTCTTTTATTTCAAGTCCAGGAATAAACATTCCTAGTTCTTCTGCTTTTTCTTTAATGTATTGCCTCAACATTTCCTGATATCCAACAGATTCAATCCTTGTTTTAGCACTTTTGTAATTTTTAAAGTTATTGATAATGGAATCAGCTAAATCTAAGGGAGTCGCTCTCTTTCTGTAATACGGCAGTACCCAACGATTATTATCACCATCAACAGCAATATTGAATATAACACTATAGTCTGCTCCTTTCTTCGTACTAGATGCAGGGTCGATACCAGTAAACACGTTTACAGGTCTCCTCTCGTTTACTTCCTCACCATTCAGGTTCGTCAGAACGAGGGTCGACAACCCTTGCTCACTTTGTTCGATGTATCCATCATAGTACTGAACATCATCTTTTCTAAATAAATTATCTTCATCACCTACGATTTGACATAGGTATTCTCTATAAAACACCGACAATCGGTTAATACTCTCTAATTCTTCTTTCTTTTGCTTTAATTTCTCTACAGGCCATACCTCTGGCCATAAACTATAATCTTCTTCTAGGATAGGTCTATACTCTTTGGTATTCCAACCTTTCATCTCTTTTAAGGTTTCTACCAAACAACGTTCGTGTTGGGGAGTACCAATCACCACAATCCTACCTGTAAGCGGGTCAACAGATGGAACACCAGATTGTAATAACCAACGCAGATTATACTCCATTGCTTCAGCGGTCTTAGTATTGTTTTCATCTTCAGGGTCATCAAGTATTAACAGAGTAGGTCGTTGATTTCCGTGTTTAATACCACGTATTTGCTGACCTGTACCCTTACATACAATTAAACTGCCGTCTTTTAGTTCTACTTCAGTATTAGTCCACTTTCTAGCAGATTGCATACCCCAGTATCCAAAGAAGTATCGGAACTCTTGTGAATAGTCTAATACATCTTTGATAGTACCTAAAAGCTTGGTAGCGTGGGATTGTGTTCGGGAAACCAGTACGATTACCTTCACACCAGGAGTGAACATCAAATGAAACAAAGGAAATATCCCAGCCGCTACCGAACTTTTTGCATGACCTCTAGGAGCAATGATGTTTATTTGTTTCTCATCATCGTTGAGCAGTTCCTTAGTCAGGTCATAGTGAAAGGGAGGTGATTCACTACTAAACATATTAGGCATCACCATACGCCCAAATAACAACATATCCTGTTGCATTTCTAATAATATCTTTTTCTTATCCATTTTTTATAACTATCGTCACTTCAAAATCTTCTGCTACATCTTGTAATACTGCTAGTAGCTCGTCAAGATTCGTCTTCTTGCCCGATATAATGATTGTTTTCTTCATCTATCTGTCTCGTTTGTGTTGCTTTTAGTTTCTTAGTCTGTTTTTCATAACTATCTGCAATCTGATGCGACATATCCATCTCTAAGGATTCTGTAACCTGTTTCGTCTTAGGTTTCATATCTAGAAACTCTGACAACTCTTTAGCTGCTCGTATCATATTACCAGAGTCTTCCTTTACCTTAGCTACTTCAATAGCATCTTTTATTACATCTAGTACAAATCCTTCATCGATGTTCTTGTCTGTTAAGACTTCTTTCAATTTATCCTGTATCATCTTCTTTACCTGCTTTGTTTTAAATAATCTTTTTGCTGCAATAACGGGATTATCTTGGTCAGGCCTATATAATCTACCTATTTTCTCCCAATCTGGCGATAAACCTGCCATTTTGTACGCTATATACGCATCCATAGCTAAATCTGCACCTTTCTTTTGTACTTCCAGGTCATTATAGCTCTTTGTAGACACGGTACTGAAGTTATTAGACCTCCAATGCGGTTCAAACTCTAATTTACCCCACGCAGTTAGCCATTGTCTACCATATGGGTAAGTATATTCTACTTTATCACCATATTCCTTACGATAAATGCACTCTGCAACGTATCCATCGTCAGATATACCGTACTGACCCTCCTGTGCTTCTCCCCAATGTTTCCATTTTAGGCCTTGTTCTTTAGCTTCTGCCTTAGTATAGACCCGAAATGTTTCAGGTTGGAAGTTATTCCTCTTCAGCTTCTTTGTTATTGTTATCATATTTTTTTTCTAAAAATTGTTTGAAGAGTTCCGTTTCCTCTTTATAGTCAATATACTCTTGTAATAGCTTATCTATGTTGAAAAGCAGCATTTGTTGCTGTTGAATGGTTCTATCCATCCCTGCCATAATATCTACCATTTGCTTGTATGTTAACTTTTTCTTTGTTTTTTTCATATCACTCCTAATGTAGGGTATAAATAAGATAATT